CAGTAGACAAGGCTGGTCGTAAGTCTGAGAAGGCTTATCAGTTGGCTAAGGCTTCTGCCGAACTGAAGCGTGACATTGAGGCTATCATCACCGCCAACCAAGGCCGTGACGCTGGTTCTTCAACGACTGCTCGTAAACTCGGTTCGCTCCTGTCCTGGATCAAGACCAACACCAACAAAGGTTCCGGCACAACGGCTGGTACTGACCCCACAACCATCGGCGTTTCGACCCGTGGCGACGGTACTACCCGTACCTTCCAAGAGTCGATGCTCAAGGATGTGGTTCAGAAGGTGTTTACGTCTGGTGGTACGCCCACTCTCTGCGTTATGTCACCCGCTCTGAAGCAGGTTGTTTCTGGCTTTACTGGCCTGTCGCAGCATCGCTACAACAGCAACGCAAACGGCCAAGTTACAATCCTGTCGGGCGCTGATTTGTATCAGTCCGATTTCGGAATTCTGCAATTAGTGCCTAATCGCTTTATGCGTACCCGTGATGCTCTGGTGCTTGATCCTGAGTATGCTTCGCTGAACTATCTCCGTCCGTTCCAGACCAACGATCTGGCCCGTACTGGTGACAGCGAGAAAACTCAGATTCTGGCCGAACTCACGCTGGAAGTTAAGAACGAAGCCGCTCACGGCGGTGTGTTCGATCTGAGCGCAACCTGATTGTAGATTGCGTTAAATTGTGGTAAATTCTGGGGCGGGTAATTCCGTCCCAGATTCCTAGAGGAATACCGTGAAACTCGGCACAGAAAAGCACAAAAATACGCTAAAAACGTATTACGCTGACGGCGAAGGTGGACTAATCATTGAGACATCAGAAGATGTCACGCCGTGGATAGAAGCCAACAAAGCAGAATATAACGCGACAGACGAGCGAGCCAAGTGGGGCGAACTTGCTAGGATTGCGTCTGTTCCTGACTCTGTAATTCTTGAGTGGAATAAATTAGGGTTTTGTAAGGGTCTTGCAATTACGGATCAGGCAGCATTAAAACGCTGGCTTAACGATCCAGAAAATAGGGCTTGGAGAACTAGACCAGGCCAAGTCTGAGGAGACTATATGTCTAAGAAGGGCAAGAGGGTGGCCGTCTGTGTCCCGTCACGGGGCGAGATGGAGATTGGAACTGCGTTTGACTTAGCAAATATGGTCGGGTTTGACGCAAAGTACCGTAAGGGCGAGACAGCCCTGTACACGGTAAACGGAACACTTATATTCGATCAGCGCGAGAAGTTAGCGAAAGAGGCGCTAAGTGACGGTGCTGACTACATCCTCTGGATTGACGCAGATATGCGCTTCCCAAAGGACACAATTAACAGGCTGATTGCCCACAACAAGGACATCGTTGGGGTCAACGCCACTACACGCTCAATTCCTGTCAGGGCCACGGCTAAGAATCTGGTGGCTGACATGGAGAACCGTGTAAACCATTGGATGCCCGTATCGTCTAAGGGCAAAACCGGACTGGAGAAGGTCACATCTTTGGGATGTGGCGTACTCATGGTCAAGGCCGAGGTGTTCAAAAAGACACCGCAGCCGTGGTTTTGGTTTGAGATGCTACCTGGGGACAAATTACTAGGCGAGGACGTTTACTTCTGCGTGAAGGCTTACGACGCAGGGTTTGACACATACCTCGATCACGGTCTGTCTAACGAGATAGGCCACATCGGGTCGTACACCTTTGGGTGGCACGACGTAAACACGGAAGAACAAAATGGCGCTCACGAACTACACGGACTTAAAAGCGACGGTAGCGAGTTATCTGGGGCGGTCGGATCTGACAAACCAGATTCCTGACTTTATTACCCTGGCTGAACTACGTCTTAGCCGCGACATCCGTACCCGCAAACTCCTGAAATCCGTCACCACTACGATGACGGGTGGCGATTCTACAGTCGCCCTGCCTTCTGACTTCCTAGAACTCCGTGATATTTATGTGGATGCTACTCCACGGATCACCGTGACCTACATGGCTCCGTCTGCGTTTAGCCGTGATGCTCGCGTTACCGACTCTGGCCGTCCTGTGTTCTACACGGTTCTGGGTCAAGAGTTCCAGTTTGCGCCAATCCCTGACACGAACTACACGCTTGAACTGCTCTACTATTTCAAGCCCACGCCAATGTCGGTTTCTGTCGCAAGCAATGAGTTCATGGCGAACTATCCTGACGCTTTGCTTTACGCAACGCTAGGAGAGGCAGAGCCGTACCTGATGAACGATGCCCGAATCAACACTTGGGCGGCAATGTATGACCGAGCGCTAACCCGCATCAACACTTCCGACGAGAACTCGGAATACGCTGGTGTACCCATTTCAATGTCTGTCACAACGAGGTAATCATGGCCGAAATGTCCAACTATTTGGAGAACGCGCTACTCAACGCCGTCCTCCGCAACACTTCCTACACTTCTCCGTCCACCGTGTTTGTGGCTCTGTACACCTCAGACCCCACAGACGCTGGCTCCGGCACAGAGGTCTCTGGTGGCTCCTATGCCCGTAAGAGCGTGACCTTTGGCTCGCCTTCTAACGGCGTGGTTCTGAGCAACGCAGCGGTAGAGTTTGACCAGGCTACTGGCTCATGGGGAACCGTTGGCTACATCGGTCTGATGGATGCCGTTACGACAGGGAACCTTTTGTTCCATACCGCGCTGACCACGGCCAAAACAATTGAGTCCGGCGACATCTTCAAGATCGCCTCTGGCTCCTTGAGCGTTACCCTTGCTTAATGCCTCTCACCCTAGAGGAGTTAGACCAGTTTGGCACGTTGGAGTCGATGCCGCAGTATTCGCTCGACCACGACTGGTATCCGGACAGGGTTTGCGGTAATTGGACGTTAGATGAATTAGACGCTTTCGGGAATCTAGACACGATTCCCATAGCGATGGATAGCGTGGTCTGGGGGACGGCTTGTATCTTCCTAGACGCACCAGCAGCAGTAACCGCGAGCGCAAGCGTAGACGCAGAAGCAATACGCCTGAGAACAGGTGCTGGCGATGTAACGTGTAACGCTACAGTATCCGCTGACGCATTTGCCATTCTAGGCGGTTCTGCGGTCATTACAGCCGATGCAAGCGTTTCCGCTAGTGGCACTAGGATACAGACAGGAGAAGCCGACATAGAGGCTTCTGGTACGGCTAGCGCGGAAGGTAGTCTGGTCAGGTCGGCAGAGGCGCTGATAACCGCAGAGGCTACCGTTTCTGCAAGCGCATTTAGGATCACAGAGGGTGTGGCAGATATTGCCGCATCCGCAGAGGTTGATGCAACGCCGCAAAGAGTACGCACGTTTGAGGGTCTGATCTCTGCCAATGGCTCAATGGAGTCTGAGGCGATTCGAGTCCGGACTGGCGATGGTGTCATTACTGCCACCGCAACCGTGACCTGTACTGCTGGCTTTGATGCCTTTGGCGAGGCGCACGTTACCGCCGAGGCAATTGTCGTATGTAATGCAAACGCATTGTTCTCAGGTATCGCCGCCATCACTTCTGACGCAACTGTATTTGCAGACGGTCGGATACTGGGTGACGAATGGAATCCTGTAACACCTGGAACCAATACTTGGAACCCGATTACTGTCGGAAGTAATACATGGACAGATGTTCCGGTCGAGCCAAACACATGGACTCCCGTGAGCGTATCGTCTGACACTTGGACAACTAATTCTGCTGGAAACAACACATGGCTCGCATAGAATTCAAAGATTGGTTGCCTGACCAGCCTGGTATCACAGGCGTGGTGAAAGAGGCGCTGAACGTGGTTCCGCAAGCCGTAGGCTATGGCCCTCTGCGTTCTGCTGTGGACTATTCCCAGAGCGCGTCTGAGGATCTGAACAACGTAGTGGCTGGCCGTAACCCAAGCACAGGGAATACCGAGGTGTTTGCTGGCGGTGCAACAAAACTATTCAAACTTGACTCTAGCGATCTGTCGTTAGACGATGTATCAAAGGTCGGCGGGTACACAACGCCACCTGAGCAGAAGTGGAGATTCACCCAGTTCGGAGATGTCCTAATTGCAGCCAACGCCGACGAAAAGTTACAGGGCTGGACACTCGGATCATCAACGGCCTGGGCTGATCTCTCCGCAGACGCTCCCGCCGCACGATACCTCACGGTTGTCCGTGACTTTGTGGTGGCTGGATATACATCGAGCCTAGACGCACAGAAGGTGCAATGGTCTGGGATCAACGACGAAACCCAATGGACGCAGTCATCCACGAACCAGTCCGACTACCAGATCATCCCTGACGGCGGTTCTGTGCAGGGCGTGACGGGTGGTGAGTTTGGCCTAGTGCTGACAGAACGCTCGATCTACCGGATGTCCTACGTTGGAACTCCGGCAATCTTCCAGTTTGACAACATCTCCCGAAACCTTGGGTGCTTTGAGCCGAACTCTATCGTTCAATACCAAGGCATCACCTACTTCTTGGGCGATGACGGCTTCTACGCTTGCGACGGCACGCAGGTTATCCCGATTGGCGCTGAGAAGGTAGACCGCTACTTCTTTGCGGATGTAGACGAGTCATACCTGTACAAGATGTCGGCTACCGTAGACCCGATCAAGAACCTGATTATCTGGGCTTATCCGAGTGCAGGTGGCAACGACTCTGTAGACAGTCTGCTGATCTACAACTACGAACTCAAGAAATGGTCTCACGGCACAACAACCGCATCCTTTGTGGCGCAATCCGCTACACCTGCCTACACGCTAGAGGCTCTGGACGCGTTTGGAACCTTGGATACCCTTGGTTCAAGCCTAGACTCGCGTATCTGGACTGGCGGTAAGTCGCAGTTCGTAGGCGGTTCTGGGGCAAAAATCGTAACCTTTTCGGGTGCAAACGTAACCGGAACGATTACAAGCGGAGATCTGGAGGTTCCAGGCAATATCTCCACAATTAACATGAGCCGCCCCCTTGTAGACGGTGGTTCCGCTGCGGTGGCCTACGCAACCCGCAATTTACTATCGTCTGCCGTTACGTTTAGCGCGTACACGGCGGCAGATTCTGAGGGTCGAGCAGCATTTAGGACGACAGGACGCTATCACCGAGTTTCAATCCAACCGTCAGGTACTTGGACTAACGCAATCGGTATTGATGTGGACATGGTAGGGGCTGGCACAAGATGATGTTCCGCCTACTGCCCAATCAGGGCGGCACACCTCGCGAAATCTCTGAGGTTGTAAACAACATTATGAACGGTAAGACCAATAATACTGGCACGTTCACGATGGCAACAGGCGGTGCTACAACTACAACTATTAGCGACGCTCGAATCGGTTATGACAGCAAGGTAATCATCCTGCCTTCGTCGATCACAGCGTCTAGCCAAGAGTTCCCATACGGATCGTTCAGCAGTACTGCAGACCAGACGGCGGCAAGCACAACAACCGCTTACGCGATGACGTACAACACAACGGACTTTACCGACGGTGTGACGCTATCCAACAACTCGCGTCTGGTGGCTGGATACTCTGGGATCTATAACCTGCAGTTCAGCGCACAGTTTCTGAACGCCAACGTGCAGATTCAAGACGTAAGCGTGTGGTTCCGTAAGAGTGGAACTAACATTCCAAACAGCAATAGCCAGTTCTCTGTGCCTAACAGCCACGGTGGTGTGGACGGTGCGTTGATTGCCTCGCTAAACATTTACGTTGACCTAGCAAAAGACCAGTACGTTGAGATTATGTGGTCGACTACGAGTACCAGCGTGTCGCTACAGGCTATCCCAACGCAGTCTAGCCCTGACCGTCCGGCCACGCCGTCTGTGATTGCAACTATGCACTATGTATCCACAAACGGTTACACTAGTAACGTATTCTTTGACCCGTATGTTTCGTCTGTTAGCAACGGTACTGCAACGGTCGCGCATCCGGCAAACGTCATATCTGGGAAAACATTTAGTTACGTCATAGTCGGATGATAGAGATACGGGTAATCCAACCCAACGAACTAAAGTCTTGGTGGCAGTTTGTAAAGCCAGGGTTAGAAACGATCCTCAGAAAGTCCCCAGAGGACTGGATACCGGAGGACGTATACGCACAATGCTTCTGTAAAAACGCATTGCTGTGGGTGTTTGTAGAGGAAAACAGACCATTAGGTTTTGCTGTGCTAGTGGTCAGACCAGAGACAGTCCATGTCTGGTGTCTGTGGTCTGCGGTGCGAGATCGCCTAGAGGAAGGCTCTGAAGTCTTTTGGAAGGCGCTAAAAGAAGCAAATATCAAGCGAGTGACATTCGATACCTGGCGTAGAGGTTGGGATCGTGTCGCAGTCAAATATGGTTTTTCACCCCGAACGTGGGTAAAGGAGTTAGCATGAGTGGTGGCGGCGGCGGTACTAATACCGTAACAAGGACAGAACTAGACCCGACGATGAAGCCGTTTGTCCAGTATGGACTGACGGAAGCCCAAAGGCTCTACGCATCGCCGGACGTTCTCCAGTACTATCCTGGTCAGACCTATGTCGGCCCTTCTGCACAAACGCAAGCGGCTATGACGGCTGCACAGCAACGTGCGTCTATGGGCAACCCCCTGGTTCCGGCAGCGCAACAGACTGCTCTGGGTACGGTGCAGGGTCAGTTCTTAGGCCCGAACCCGTATCTTCAGCAAGCACTCCAGCCAGGATTCGAGGCGGCAGAGCGTCAGTACCAGGGTTCCGTAAACCAAGCCCTATCTAACTTCTCACGCGCTGGTCGCTACGGTTCTGGTGCTATGACAGGCGCTCTGAACCAAGCCGGTGGTGAGTATGCTCGTGCGTTGACAGGAGCCGCAGGTACTCTCGGCTATCAGAACTACGCAGACGAACGCGCTCGCCAACAGGCGATGATCGGCGCAACGCCACAACTGGCCCAAGCCGACTACGCTGATATTCAGCAGATGGCTAACCTTGGACAGCAAGCCGAGGCTTATCAGGAGATGGCTCTGGCAGACGCAGTTAATCGCTTTAACTTCCAACAGCAGATGCCTTACACCCGTCTCCAGTCGTTCCTGTCTGCCGCTTATGGCGCTCCGTCAGGAATGCAG